TAATTTGTACATCCGACAAATCATCTAAAGCTCCAGCCGCTGATCCTCCTCCAGAAGCCGAAGAAGAACTTAAACTTCTTGAAAGACCAGCTTGCAAAAATTTAGCATTACTTGCGCTGCTTAAATCTGTGACTCCTTGTTTTACAATTAAATACCCAAGAAAAACAGTATCTCTAGCAGTAAATGGTGATTCAGAAAAACTTTCATTTGGTAAAGCAGTTAAAGCGTCTCCTAAAGTTGGATAAGTAGCAACGCCATAATAATTTACCAATCTATCATCAATCTTTGGAAATAAATAAAATCTTTGAATTGTCCAATATCCAGCAGTTACAGAGGCCAATGTACCAGTTCCATTATCATAATTATTAGGATCTATTGCTGTATAAAGAGATCCCGAATTGCTATCAAAAGTAAATCCTCCAGTTCCATTTGCGCGTACCCTTGCGAATTTAACATCTGTGTATGAATTTATTGTAGCTATATCTGGTTCAAATTGATCTGTAGTATAATTGCATCCAATTAATAAAGCACTTCCTGAAGAGCGATTTATTTTAAGATTTGCTCCATTAGAAGATATCACCAATCCGCTTCTTTTTATTGGGCCAAATGAATTATATAATTCATACAATCTATGAGCATCTCCATAAGCAGCATTTTGAGAATTAATTACGGCATTAACAGTAGAACTATTTAAATGAACTACAATACCTATAACTATATAATCTTTAAATACTTGATCGGAAAATACAGTATCAGATTGAACTAATGTACCAAGTTGATTTATATATAAATAAGTGAATTGCTTTGTAGCTAAATAAGTTAATGAAACATTAGTAAACGCATTCCAAGATACATTTGTTAAAGTAGTAACTACTTCTGAGCTTATAACTGATCTTGAATAAATTTGTCCAGTACCAGCGGTTACACTTATCGTATTTCCAGATCCAATACTTAGTACACCTCCAGTTAATATTCCGCTATCCTCATTTAGATCGGCTTGCCAAGCAGTTCCATCCCCCGTTGAATGTAAAGAATATCCTTTCGCACCAAGAGAATTATTCTTGTCAAAAAGATTGCCTAAGAGACGTAAATTTTGAGTCCTAAATGCCTGTGCCATTTTATTATATTACACGTTAAAAGGTTGGAGACGCGATAATTACATCAAGTAAATATCTATCACTTGTTGATATTGGCGCGGAAAACATTATAGTTGCATTTGTTGTTGTAGGAACTCCAGAAATTATAGCTGCATATAAATCTGAATCTATAATCTGCGCGGCAGTTCCTGTCGCTCTAACGTTTGGATTTATTATAGGAGTTCCGCTTGTAGTATTATAAGTTATTGTTTTATAAGTATCTCCAGAACTTAAAGAATATGATTTAGCATTAAATGTATATTCAGTAATTGGCTCATATCCGCTTATTCTAACAGCATTAAAATATCCAGTACCATTAACATTTATATTATATCCCTGAACATCAATAGCTTGAGAAGGTATTGTCGTTCCGATTCCAATTGAGCTTCCGCTCTTTAAATAAAATATACCACTACCTGCTGATCCAGAATTATAATAAACATTTGAGCCTGAATTGTAATAAGTATTCGAAGTGGATTTAGCGTATAAATTTCCTTCAAGATCAACATATGCGCCAGTTCTTATTCTTAAATAAGAATTATTATTAAATATTTCATAAGAGCCACTATTAAAATCATTATGAGAAGACGCGCTAAATGATTGATAAGCTCCATTTAAAACCGAAAGATTATTAGATCCAGAAACGTATAAATTATTAGAAAATATACCACTGCCGCTGAAATTAAATAAACTTGACGCGCCGAGATTTAAAGTTTGATTGACGATTAAATTTTCAGCTTCGCCAGTTCTGTTTATTTTTGTATATCCAGAAAGATTTGTTGCTGTTAGAAAATCTTGTTTAGATCCAGAAAAAATTACCGCGCCAGAATTAAAATTAACACCACTATTAAAATTATTATTTCCACTAAAGTAATTTACTCCAGCAGAATAAATATTTCCGGTAAAACTTGAGTTTCCTGACAATCTATTGTCACCTACGAAATAATTTGTAGTAGACCCTCCCGCGCTAACACCAAAAACGTTATTGCCCAATAAAGCGGCATCACCACTAAAAGTAGATTTATTAGTTCCTACGCTGAAAGTGCTGGTAACAACTACTGCGCTATTAAAAGTAGAAGTATCAGTAAAAGTAGTTGGATCATTAAACACTGCTGCACCATCTGAAGTAAAAGTTCCAGATACAGTTAAATTATTTTGGAAGTATCCAGTTTTAAAAGTTGATATTCCTGAGACTAAAGAATTTCCGCTAACAATTAAGTTTTTATATCCAGTAATATCTCCAGAGAATTTTGCGCCAGAATAAAATAAAGCTTCTTGAACAAAAGTAACATCATTATTAAAATTAACATCGCCGCTGAAATTTGCTTTACCAGTAACAAATAGATCTTTATATATAGATACAGAATTTGTGCCAGTTGCGCCAACACCTAAAAATCCTGTAACGTAACTTCCGATTTCTCCAGATTTTATCTGTTTAAGACCTATTAAACTCTGCGGCATAAATTAAATTACACTATATATATAAAAAAAGGCCATCATTTCTGACAGCCTTTCAATTTTGTTTTGTTATTTTTTTATCTGCCTTCAGCGAGAATCTTTAAAACTTCTCTTGAAATATTTTGTTCAGCAGCTTTTGTTTCTGGAGGTCTCTTATATCCATTTACATGCTTTCTAAATTCTGAAAGCAAAGTTCTCTTCAATAAAGAAGTATTATCAATAGGAACTAGCCCTAATTTTGAAGCGTGACTCCAAAGATCAGTTTTATTCATTTCATTAATCTTATTGGAATAAACATCTTCGTCCATCGTTCCATATTTAGTCAAACCTTCGTCTCCCCAAATTTGCTCTAATGTAGAAGGAATAAACTTTTGCTCCATACCGTGAGATTGAGATAGTTCTTCTAACTTTTTCTTCTTAGCCATACATTTTATTATAGAATAATTATATTTATAAACAAAAAAAATCGGGGAGGATTTCTCCTCCCCGACGTTGAAAGAACTAACTATTAGGCGTTAACTAGTGAGATGCCAACGATTGCACGGGCATCCAAGCACATACGGCCTTCCTCAATGAATCCGTAGAAACCAGTCTTATCAATTCTGTTGTTATTGAATTGATCGTCTGGGATAGCAGTGAATGTACCACCGCTCTCGGCTTGACGAGCGACAGGGCGAACGAATGCACCCTTGCTGTTGTCGATACCAATGATGATTTCGTCACCAGAACCATCGAAGTCAGCATTTCCAGCGACATTTCCGAGGTTGTTTCCAGAGCCAAGGAATGTGCCGAACAATGTGTTGTACTTCTTACCTGTACCGAGTTCAAGAAGCTCGGTGAGGTTGATTCCGAAGATTGAACCAGCACCAGCAGCGCGATAGATCTCTTCGCGAACACCTTCAGGCAATTGAGGAGCAGAAGCGCCAGTGGTCAATGGAGTGAAGGAGAAAGCGCGAACACGTTGCATGACTTCAGGAGAAAGATAAAGATCAGTTACACCCTTACTGAATGGGGCAGCAGGAGTACCACCATCAAAGTCAGAGTTAATTCTCTTCATGCGGGTCATAAGAGCGTTCAAGTCAGCCAATCCGAATGTGGTTGTGGCGCTTGTGATAACGTGCTTTAGAGCAGAGCTACCCTTTGGAGTAGTAGAAGCAGTAGCGAGAGCCTTCAAGAGAACGGCCCAAGCATTGCGCTCTTGCTTAACGAGAACTTCGTTAGACATACGCTCTACAGCCTTGCTAACTACATCCAAGCGTGAACGACGAGCGTAACGCTTCATGAAGCTAACGGCGCTGTCCAAACGGTAAGTTTGGAACTTGATTTCTCCACCGCCAGTTACTTCTGAGGTTGGAAGACCACCTGCTGTGTTTTGAGCATAGACGGTGACATATCCAGAATTCTCATTGTAATAGAGGTCGAGTGGGTATGAAGGAGCATCATCTTCATCATACTCAGCATCGGTATATACAGTGCTGGCAGTACCAGCCTTGTATAGAAGTTGTTGTACGACAGGTCCGAGGAAAGCGGCGAAAGCCTCTTGAGCTTCTCTAGCAACGACAGCGTTACGAGAACCCATAGCCTTGATTAGCTCAACTTGCTCAGGTGTATTCTTTAGTTTAATTTTCATATAATATATTCCTTAAATTTAATTGTTAGCTTGTTAATTAGGCGACTGAGGTCTCAAGGAATGAGTTGAAGTTTAGGAGAGTTAGTGTGCAGCCGTTTGCATCGGCACCACCCAAACAGATACCAACTTGCTTGGCTCCGCTTACGCTTCCGATTGAAAGCTCACCAGCACCAGAGGTGTGAATCTTTGAACCAGCGGCAGGACTTCCATTGATTCCGCTCAAAAGGAACATACCCTTAGTAGCGATAGGAACAGTTTGTCCAGGAATTACAGCGCCGATTTCAACGGCCTTACGAGGATTGAACTTGAGTTGCTCGCCATTTTCGTCAAGATTCTTAACGTCTTGAAGAAGAATGCCGATTGGGGTATCAGTTTGTCCACAAAGTTCAACTGTGGCAGGAGCGTTAAATCTTGGGGAAGTAACGTTTCCGAAAGAAGCTCCAACCTCAGAGTCGAGAGTCAACTCATCAGTTGCTTTCCATCCTGATTGAATCTTGACTACTGCGCCTTTAGTGGCGATAGTAGCTGTAGTTAGGTCTGCGGTTTTGAATGCGAACAATCCGATTACATCGTGTTCGCTAACTTGTCTAAATGGTCTTAGTGTAGCCATATTATTTTTTCCTTATATTTTATTTGTTAGTTTTATAGTTGGACTTCAAATCCTTCTACGCTAAAAGCCTTCTTGTATTTATCAACAAGACTTTCAGAAGCTTGACTGGAGTTGGGAATAGCGTTGTCGTTAACGACAGCGTTATCGATGGCATTTTCAACTGCATCTGAAACTTCAGAAGCGTTGGCGGAAGCCATTACCTTACCCTTTTCCGATACTTCTTGAGCTACTGGAGCGGGTTTCTTACCCTTTAGTAGTACGCCCATCTTCTTCTTATAAGCAGCGAAAGCGTCTTCGCCCATTTCAGAAATATCACCAGCGATAATTTCGCGCTCTTCGGAAGAAAGTTCGAACTCACCATCGAAACCAGCCATTCTTTGGTTAAAGAGTTCTTGCTTTGCTTTAGCTTCATTTTCTTTTTGAATCTCAGCTAAAACTTGATTAACTTTTTCGTACTCAGCCTTTAGCGCCTCAAGTTCCTTCGTCAAAGAATCGGCTTTTTCGATAGAAGCTTTGATAGCTTCTTGTGATTGATTCTTCTCAATTTCAAATTGATCTGAAGCCTTTTTAATTTCTTCAGAAATGAAATCAGAGATAACTGATGCGGAAACCTGCTTTAGGCTTTCATCAGTAATGTCAGAAATTGCATTAATCTTCATAACTTTATTATTATTATCTACAGTATTTTTATTATTTTGTGAAATATCTTTTTGTTCTACTGCCTCAGAAGCTTCAACTTTCATGTCTTGTTCAGGCTTGATAGTTAAAATTCCTTTGACATCAGCGGCTGGAGTTTCGGTAATACCAACTCCAAGAGGAACAACTTTATCAATGATTTTGCGGTATATTTTTTTACCGCCATCTATTGTTCCGCTACCACCGAAAGCTTTTAAATAACCTTTATATTTTTCGATTTGATCTGGTTCAGAAATAACTTCAGCAGAAGCTATATTCTTCTCATTATTATCTAGTAATAGTAGGTTATAGTTTGAAAATCCTAATTCCCAAGAAGTAGAAATAGATAGATAATCTTCGCTTGAAGGATCTGAAGAATTTTCTACTAATTTAGTAATTCTTGGATTAACTACTTTCCATAATACGCCGCCAAGAGTGATATTAAATGGTCCGTCCATCTCAGAAACTTCTTCTTCTGATAATGGACGATCTGTACCAAACTCACTAAATCCAGCTTTTAGAATAGTACCAATTACCTTTTCTCTATTGTGTTCAATATTAATAGGTTTGTTAATAAAATTCTTATAAATTTCAACGGCAGTCTTTGTATCAATAACATCGTTATTTCTATTAACTCTATTTGCTACACAAGCATTAAAAGCGATTGGTAGAAGATCGATGTTTGAAGCGGAATCTACTTCTGGAACAAACGCGCCGATCTTTTCTAAACTTGCTAATGCTAGATTGAAATCAAAATCTTCGGAATGAAGAGTCTTGATCTCGGAACTAAAAATTGATTGAAACGGAAAGTCATTCATATTATTTTATAATTTAATTACCATTGAACTTGATCGTATTTTTTTTGATACTCTTTTTCGTCTTCTGAAAATCCGTTACCTCCACCATGCTCTTTTTCTTCTGGATTAATTTGTTCAGTAATTTTTTTAAGCTTTTTAAGAACTTCTGGGGAAAGAGTAGAAGGATTAAATTTTTTAGGATCATATTTTCTTAATTGATCTTTTGTCTTAGTTAATACGTCGCCTACTTTATAACTAGCGCCATCATTAGTAACTTTATATTTTACTACTTTGCCCATTTTATTAGGCAAATCTTCTACTGATTGAACGATTCCTTCGCTTCCGTAATGATCACAAGAAGGATTAACGTTCTTAACCATTGCGCCATTTTCATAATCGTCTTCTTCATCTTGCATTTCGCCATTATCATTAGCATTTGAATATTCGTCTTCTTTATTAAACATAACGTAATTATGAATCATCAAGACATAATCTTCTGTAATAGCAATTTTACCTTGTAAAAATGATTCGGTTAAATTTTCTTTAACATTAGGATCTTCTATATTATTTAAGATTGTATTTACATGAGCCTGTATAGATCTTAAAGAGCCGATTGACATTCCAAGAAAATCGCCTTTATATTCATCTAATTCTTCTGAAGAATCTTCCAATTCTTGAGCTTTAGATAAATCGGGCCAAATTTTGAGCAATTCAGTTTGGTCCCAGAAAGTAATTCCATCCCATTCACCTTCTTCGGCTTGAGCTTTTTTCAAAGCGTTTTTTTCTGGATAATCTTTATCTCCAGGTTGGGCGGGTTTATAATTTTTGCCCATTTTTTCTTTTTTCTTTTGGATATTATACCAAAGACCTTTGTTAGCTTCTGATTCCATAGCAACCGAACCTTCAACTGGCGCACCAGCTCTCCATTGTCTGCATGACCAATATTTAGCTTTCCACTTAGGACCGGGATTTTTGTCGCAACCATGTCTTGCTCTAAAACTCTTTCTTCTAGAGGGATCATCTCGCTTAATCTCCATGTTTGGATCACCAAAATTTACTTTGACGATATTACCCTTTTCATTTTTTACATATACAGAAAACTTCTTTGGGCCACCGGGAGTTCTAAAAGGCTTGTTTAAAGTCTTTTTCTCTTTCGCGGCTAAAGAAATTTTATTAGAAAAATCTAATTCTATTGGATTATTATAGTTCATACCAGAATTTGTTTGAGTTATCTTCTTCGTCTAAATAAAGTTCTTCTACATTTTCAAAGTCGTAATTCAAATCGTATTCTTTTATATCAGCTTCAGCTTGAGCAAAATCTATATCTTCTAATTCCCAAGAGTCTGATATATCAATAGAAGTTGAACTGCGAGCAACATCAGAATCAGCTTTTCTATAAGAATCTTTGACAGATTTACCTGCCATCATTCTTAAAAACATATTTACCCTCGCAGCAGCCCAACCGCCTCTAGTCATTCCCGGTCTATGAGAAGAACTAAATGCTCCAGCACCTCTACGGTAAACTTTCTTTAACTGAGTTAAATTAACTTTTCTAGAATGCTTAGAGTTATGATCTTTAACTTTATTTTTAAGCATCTCTATAACTTTAGTAGAAAAAGTTATTGCGTCTCCGCTTGTTCCAGCAGATCCAGGCTTATTTTTAGAAGAACCTTTTCTTTTTTCAGAAGGTTTAGCTGGAGTTTGTGCGCCGCTTTTTGGCCCAGATCTTTTAGCTTCTATTTCTACATCAAGCTTTTCTAATTTTGGCAATACAAAATTTTCCCCAGAAACAATAGCATCTTCAACAACAGGCTTGACCTCTTGTTTCTTATACTCTATCTCAATTGGATCGTTAAATGCTTCTGAATTCATTTATTTTTATTATATTACACTAATTTAATAATTATGATTTACTATTTAATAAAATTGAAGCCATAAATGGATCAAGTCCATGCTTAACCGCAATATCATTTACTTCATTTACTCTGTCTGCATTTGAGTCTATAGGATTATTACAGTATTTTTCGACGTTTTGCTCCCAAGATTCTACAGATTCGTTCGCTATAATTATTTTAGAGATTTCTTCGGCAACTTGTTTTTGATTATCATTTAATTTCTTTTTATTATGTTTTTTCTTTAAAAAGTTTTCTACAGATCCTTGAAGCTGCTGAAATTTAATTACATTATCTTTAACTTTGACAAAGCTAAAATTGTCTTCTTGAGCTTTAATTTGTTGTTTAATTTTTGTTGTTCCTGCTGGTCTTCCTGCTTCTGGACCAGATTTAGCTCCACCAATAATTGGAGTGTAAAGTCCTTCGTCTCTTAAATCTTTTGTCATTCTTTGAGATTCTAGAGAAGTTTCTAGATCTGGAAGAACGCCAGTTTCGATAGCTTTGAGGGTTTCTTCTGGGGTGAGAACACCAAGCTCCAAAAGTCTTGTATAAACACGATTTTGAGTTGTGTTATCTTTCAAATTGACTTCTTCGAAATAAGGAATTGGATAACCTCTAAATCCAAGAGCTTTAGATATTCTCTTTATCTCTGGAATTAAAAAGTCATTCAAGAAAGCTTGGCGACCTTGATTTAATCTTGCCAAAAATACGTCAATCTTCGCTTCTTGATTAGAGAACTTTTCTCCTCCGACAAGGATATTATTAAGACCAAGATTAATGTCGTTATTAACTGTTTCATATTTTTTAGGATCTAGCAAATCAGCGATCTTAGGAACTACGAATTCAGCTTTGGTAGTATAATCAGCAATAAGAACGCGCCCAACAGATTCATTTTCAAATAACTTTTGCATCGACTCAAGATTCTTTTGATTGATGCCGCCCTTTTCAGGTTCAGCACCCATCGTTACTAACAAAATGGCTTGCTGCATTGTGCGAGCAATAGCCATATCCATTTTCTTTAACTCAGCTTTGAAATTAATATCTTCAAGAACTGGATATCCCATTGGAACGGCAAAAGGCTCGTAATCTTGCTTTTTATAAAATACAGACTTAAATCTTTCTGGATTAAGAGAAATTCTTAGTGAACCAATCTTAGAAGTCTTGATAAGGTGTTGAGTATCAGCATCAAAACTATCAAAAATTTGTTGATCTTCTTCTGTAGTAATAACTCTCAATCTGCTCAACTCATATTCGCTAAGAACTTTATAATATTGACCAGTTAAATATGAAGTTCCGCTAGAAAATTGAATGTCTACAGGATTAATAATAACATAACGAACTGGAATCTTTACACCAGAAAGATTTAGTGGACCTCTTCCCAATAATTGGACCAGTCTATTCGTGTCTTCTTCTTGAATAACTCCTTCAAAACGATAAACGAATACATTTCCAGAACGATAATATTCTCTGAAAAATCTATCTTGAAAACTCCAAAGATTAATCTTTTTAAATAACGCTTCGAAGAAATCTCGCGACTTTTTTGTGCCTCCTTGGAAGTATAAATTGCTAACAGAAAATTCTGTCATCAAATCTATAACGTTTCTAAATTGAGCAAAATTATAATAAGCTTTTTGGCACAAAATAGTAGCGTCTTTAATGTCAATTGTGCTTCTATCAGCAAAATTAGTGCGAGTATATTTAAATGGCATCAAGCCATCATCAATATTCTTAAACTTATCTGTTCTTTCTATAGATCCAGCCTTGTTTCTTCTCATGCTTGTATTAGAAGAAGCTGTTGAAACCATCAAAGGCTCTGTTTCTTGAGATTTAAGTTTTGATTTCATTTTATCTTATAGCGAGAACATTATATGTTACACCTGATATAGTTATTTGTTGAATATACAATTGTCCGCTTGGAACGGAGCCTGTACTTGGAATAGCTCCAAATGCTTGAGTAAAAAATCCTGTTTCAATGTTAAATTTAGCGCCACTCTTAATAGTAAAATCAGAATCTTTATATAAAGTTTCTTTTGAGCCGCTCTTTATTTCTAAAAATGAGCCGCTATTTAAATTAATATATGATTGATTGTAATCTGAAACGCCACTCAGTTGAGCTACATCAGCATCTGATAATTGAAGAGAATTTGCTCTAAGTATTAAATCATTGCTAACTCCAGATACATAAACATCATTATAGAAAAATGATTGTCCATTGTTGGTTAATGATGCGCTGGTTGAAATTCCTAAAGAAGAAGTTACTTGAAGTGACGCTCCAGTTGTATTTCCTAATAAAGAAACATCTCCTGAAAAAGTTGTCTTTGTAGCAAATGCTTGACCAGTTCCGCTAAATATTATATTACCACTATTAAATGATACTCCGCTGTTAAAGTTTGTTATTCCTGAAAAATAATTTGTTCCTGCATAATAATTACTTCCAGAGAAATTAGCATTTCCAGAAAAAATATTATTTCCAATTAAATATGTATTTGTAGTTCCACCTGCGCTTGTTCCAAGGCGAACGTCACCTAAAGATTGGAAATTTCCACTAAAAACGGTATTAACAACCCCAACACTTAATGTATCAGTTACAATTATTGGATCATTAAATGTAGATGTGGAATTAAATGTAGCGGCAGCATCAAATCTAGAAGTTCCAGAAAATCCAGCAGCACCAGATACAGTGAATGTATCTTCTAGAATAACTGGATTATCAAAAGAAACATCTCCATCGAATCTGGATGTTCCAGTTATATTTAAAGTTCCTAGTCCAGTGATATTTCCAGATACTAATAATCCAGAAGCAATTTGAAAATTTTCTCTAGCGTAAGAAGTATCTTTTAGATCAGCCGCTCCACTCACTGTAAGAGAATCGTTAAAGACAGAAGGCTTGGAAGTATAAACTGTTGCGCCAGTGCTTGCTACACCTAAAGCTCCAGTAATATAACTCCCAATCTCGCCAGACTTAATCTGCTTTAAACCTATAAGACTTTGCGGCATTTTTATTAATTACACCTTTTTATATCATTCTTGGCGAAAAAGTAGATACTTCTTTTATTTTTGAAGAAGCTTCTAACTCAAAATAGAACTTTGTCGCCCAATTTGCTAACATTAATGTAGTATAATTATCTTTTCTAGCTCTATTAGGAGACATATCTCTTTTTAAATGTTGAGGTAGATCAAAAGACTGAGATCCTTTGGCAGAAGATTTTACTTCTATTAACGCGCATTGCTTTTTCGTTTGATATATGATATTATCTTGGAATTCAATGAAATCTAAAATAGATTCATGCCCGACATTATCTAAATTAACATGACAAGAACTTTGTATATCAAAAGCTTCATTATTAGCAGAAGTTCTAGATGCAAACCAAACTTTTTTATGGTCAATACAAGCTTGTAAATAGTTATTTGCTTTACGAATGAAATCAGTAGTGAAATTTTGTTTAAAACAAATATGTCCTTTTTCTAAAGTATATTCTCTTGCGGCTTTGCGCGTCATGTTTATATATTCATTTCCCTCAAGAGATGTATCAGCTTCAAAGAATCCTAAATTGATATTAGACTTCTTGAATAATTCACTTTCTCTTGCGCTATCAATAAACTGATAACCAGCATTATCAATACATATCATGACTATATTAAAACTAGTCATCAAATAATGAAGATAAGTTATATGAGCTTTTAAATTACCACCAGCGACAGCGTAACCATGAACCAGAGTTCCTTGTTTACGTTCTTCATCTAGTTCAAAAACAGACATAGCAAAATAGTCAGAACTTGGACTGTTAGAAAAGCTTGGATCAATTCCTAGAATATATTTAGTATTAGATTTTCCTTTGATTAATGTATATGGAGCTTCTCCATCAGGAATAGTGCATTCATGCATCTTTTTTGCGCTAAAATATCCATCACTACCATCAGTAAATTGAGCGCAATATTCTCGCAAAAATGAACTGTGAGAAGTGCCGCCATTTTGAGCTTCTTCAATGACGGTATTATCAATCATGTGAGTTGGCAAAGCTTCATAACTCATTTGAGCTATAAAATAAGTAGCATCGCCTTTTTCATTTGAATAAATCTTATCGTTCCACTCTTTATAAGTTTTATATAAGTTCTCGAAAGTAAAAGACGCAGAAGATAAAGCGATCATCTTAGAAGTATTTGGAAAGACCATTCTTTCCGCTTCAGTCATATGACCATCTTTAATTAATTTATCCTCAATTTCTCTAATTTCCATACGCTCTTTCATGTTCTGAGGAGCGACAAGGAATGGCATCAATACAGTTTTAATAATATCTTCAGGTAATAGAAGATACTCGTCTAGTAATAGAATATTGGCGCGAAAACCACGAATCTTTTCTCCGTTGAGAGGTATGGCTGTAATGGAACCTCCATTAATTTGCCATTCATATTGATCGTTTCGTTTGGCTTTCACGCCGAAAGCTTGTTGAAGAAGTTCGCCGCCTTTTGAATCGACAATCTTCTCTAAATAGTTAAAAATAAAACGCGCAGTTCTAAATGTAGGGCCAGCAATTAGAATTTTTGTATTTGGTTCAAATACGCATTGCAAAAAGCAGAACACGCCACCAAGGAATGTTTTACCGCAACCACGGCCAAGAACATTCATGCAGAAATTACGGTTCATCATTCCTTTGAGAATCATCTCTTGGAATGGTGCGAGTTTTATTCCTGAAAGTAATTCAGTAGTAAATCCTACATTGTTTCTTAGAAACTTGGCGAGAGTAATACGAGCTTCTTTATCATCAAGTTCTCCTTTAAGAAGCTTATACTCTTCATTTAAATCAGGAAAATCTGATTTGTATTTGTCTGGGCAGTAAATCATAACTTCTGTATATCATATA